TGCAAGCGCCTCGACCCACTGCGGCTCGCCGTTCGTTTGTAGCGCAAACGGATCTTTACCGCCCATGGCCTTGTTAAGCGCCGCGACTGCTGCCCTTACTTTTTCGGTCATTTTGAATCCCTCGCTTTGATTAGCTCTAACACCGCACCCGTCTTCAAACGAGCATGCGCCCGGAATGTCGAACAAGATTGCCAGATGGTCTGGTTTCACGTTGGTGTGCAGGAGTTGTTCGCCTGCCTGTTTGTGGACAGCGAAATAGCCAGTGGATACGTCGATCTCAAGCTCATCGCCTTCCAACGTTTCGATCGAGCCCGGCCGGAGAGCTTCCGCAAGCTCGACGTTGATCCACGCTTCGCCTTTGAGCTTTACGCCGTCGACAGCGGAGCCGAAGATGTAGCCAACGCCCCAATCGTCGAGAGCGTCCGGTGAGTTCGCTGAAAGGAAGTCGCCTGATTCAGTAGCCGGATGCCCGAATGTAACCGGGACGCCGTTCCACGAAGGCGCAAACAGCTCATCCTGCGGGATAACTGCGCCGTTCATAACAACGTCGGATCTCGCCATGACGACCGGAACAACTAGCCACTCCTGTTCGCGCCATCCCTTTCGGGTCGCGGCCGCGACTTGGTTCAGCGTGATCGTGTTCTGGTTATTCGTCTTTGGTTCGACTTTACAGCTGCAAGGCACAGGCGTGCTCCACATGGAATTTTACCGTAGTATGACAGACAATTCGCTACAAGTCAACAACAGGAAGCGCAACGCATCTGCAATTGGGGTGAACAGGTATCATATCCTCAATCGTCTTCAAATCAAACTTCTTGCCTTCGAGCCCTTTGCACTCTGAACAAACGCGCCCGTCACCGGCCGTCGAGAACTCTGCCTGTACAACGATCTGCTTAACCCCGGCTTCCCGATAGCTGGCGATGTTCGCCTGGTGGTGCGTTCGGATAACCTCTGTGCGAGCCAACACGCGCGATCGGGTCCGGCCGATTTTCTCCACGCGCCCTTCGATCCGCTTGGCGATCTTGGCGGTGCCTTCTCCGGCTTCGAGCCCCAAGGCAATCTCCCGCCGGATGCCCGCTTGCATCGCCTCGTCGATCTTCTCCAGATCCGTATAGACCCGGCCCAGAATTTGCTCCAGCTTGCCCTGATGGTTCTGGCGTTTGAGCGCGCCCTTCATCAGATCGACGTTGTTGCCCTTCGGCAATCGCTTGTTAATTTCGTTCTGCGCCCGGCGCGCGCCTTTTTTGTAGGCTCCATACAGGTAGCCTTCCACCCAGTTGTTCGGGTCCGGCGTCACGCCTTTCTCCCGCACGATCCGCTCCGCCTCCGCCGGGTCGATTACGTTGCGGCGCACAGATTCGTTCAGGAAGTCGAGAATGGTGGCAGTTTCGAGCGGCCCAACCGGGAACTCGTACCGCTTATTGATGACGACCTCAGGCGCTTGGGCCATGAAGTCGTTAAGCTCCGCCAGCACTTTCTTGTACCGGCGATTTACTTCTGCTTCAAACTTTTGGCGTAGCGTCTTCGTGAACGTCGGATCTTGGCGGAGTTTGGCGTTGATCGACGGCCGGAGCTGGTGCGCTTCACACATCCTCTCCTTCCCCCTCGCCGCTCGCTGGAGGATTCCCGAAGCCCGCCTGCACATCCTCGTCGTCTTCGTCGTCTGGTCCCTCCTCGTCTTCCTCATACTCGGATTCTTCAGGCAGCCCAAGGATCTCATACCGGAACTCGCGAAGCGGCATCACATAGTCCGCGCCGTCCGCCCCAACGTAAGCGGCGAGCGATTCGGAACGGGTCTTGCCAATGTCCGCCTTTTCCTTCTCGGACAGAGAGGCCAGCGCATCCCACTCGACGTTGAATGTGCCTTCGGGCTCCGGGAGGTTCCCTGTCGCGATCATCTTCTCAATGAACGGCCGGACGATCTTGGGCGCAGCGTATCCGCTCCGGCGGTCGTCGATCTGGGCCGCCCAGTTCGTCGCGTCCTGTGAGCTGGCAAGCTCGCCCGCTTCGCTCCCGGTCAAGATCCGCAGAGGCACACCATGCGTCCCGGCGATCAGCTTCAGGAGGGAGTCCAGGTTGCCGGACGGGTCCGGTGTATCGGAGCCCAAGACCGTAGCCGATAGCCCGGTGCCCGCGATCGAGCGCCGCAGCTGGTGCTCGTATTCGTCGGACTGTTCCTTGAGGCGCTTCATATCGTCGTCGTCAAACTCTGCGTTCGAGTCAGCGGACCAAAGCACACCACGGTTAGCGCACAACCAGAACGTCTCCGCCCCGGAGCCAGCGACCTTCTCCAGATCCTGAAGGTAATTGTACGAAGGCATGAGGCGAGGAACGCCGTACACTTCGTCATCGTCGAGGAACTCGGACAGGTGGAGAACGCGGCTGTGGTGGACGGTGATCGAGCGCGTCGCGGATTTCGTCGCGAGAGCAGAGCGCCCGGTCATGAGCGTGTACAGCTCCGGCATCCCGAAGCGCGGCGAGCGTTCGTTCATATCCCACTGGCTCACTGACACGCTGTGCTCGCCGTAGGCTGAGAGGTAAAGGAGATCTGCTTGCCCTTCGATCGGGTCGGAGAGGTTCGCCGAATCGTTGAAGCCCATGTACAGAAGACCGTATTGCCCAATGGCAGAGAGGCGGTCAGCGCGCTCCATGTAATGGCAAATCCCCAGCTCCCGGTTCAACCGCTGCCACGCGCCGGTCAAGCTCTCTGGGTTCTCCGCGCCGTCTTCGCTCTCGTCGTATACCGCTGGCGCTTCGCTCCACGTCTCGCGAGGGAAAGCCCGGATGATCCGAGAGGCGACGCCATTGCGATGGTACAGGCCCACGAAGTCTTCCGCCCTGAGCGCCTTGTTCCAACCAAATGTCTCATAGCGGTCGCGCCGCCCGTTGTGGCTCTTTCCCAGCAGCCGGTTCCAGAGCGACCGGATCAACCGGCCGTCTGCAAATGTCTCATCACTCATAGCACCCTCGCTTTGCGCTTGGCTCGTTTGATCCGCTTCTGTACCGCGTAGCGTATCGCGTCGATACAGTGGTTGTATAGGTCGATCGGCTCCGGCTGTACTTCGTTCGTCGCCTTGTCTCGCTTGTAGGAGTATAACCGGGATTCTCTGATGGTTTCCTTACAGCGCGGGTGAATAACAATTTCGCTGTAAGATCGCAGGTGCGCGATCCCGTCCGCTACTGAGCCCGGCCACTTCAGCACAGCCTTGATATTCGGGATACCGTGGCGCTTCAGATAGCTGATCGACTCCGGCCGCGCGCTGTCTGCCCGGCTTTCATAATCCTCGAACTCTGGTATGCGTTCGTTGACATAATCCGCTGTGTCGTCGAGTTCGAGCCCCACCTTGTACGCTTCGTATTCTACGAGCAAGGCGCGCGTGTTCGGGTTGACCCAGCACCGCACAGCGGTCGTCGGATCGTTCGCAAAGCCGAAGTCCATGCCGTGGTATGGCCCTTCCCAATCGGCTTGCGGCGTGAACTCAGACACCCGGACCTTATCGTGGAGGATCTGCGCTTCAGAGTTTTCGAGATATGCGCCCTCCCAAACGTGGGCGTACATCGCCGGTTCGAGAAGCTCCTGATCATCCTTCCGCTGCTCGTTGAGTACCTTCGTGAAGAACGGGTTGTCAGGGTAGTTGAGTTCGACGATCCCGGCGCGGCGAGGCGTCCGCAACCGGAAGCGTTTGTCAACCGGGCTGCCCTTTTTCGACGGGTTCCAAATTAGCCAGATCTCGGAATTGGGCGCACGAACGGTTGGGCCAAGATCCCTCAGCGACGCTTCCGGGACATCCTCCGCCTCCTCGATAATGCAGATGTCAATCTGCGCCATCGACTTGATACCGGAAATATTGTGGCGCAGGCCGCGAAAGATAAACTCAGTGCCATTGGCGCCATAGATTCCTTTGTCCATTATGGTGTAATGGGCGCGAAGAAAGGCGTGTTCATTGATCGCGTTTACAAGCTCGGCATAAAACGATTCTTTGATGCTGACCTGTAGCTCGCGGGTGCAGAGGATTCGGAGCTTTTCAGCGTAGCCGAATAAACAAGCGAGGAGCGCGAAGGACATGGACTTGCCGGAGCCCCGGCCTCCGTATGCCCCTCGATAGCGGAAGGCTCCGCGTGGTTCCTCAAAGATGGGCACGAGCTTGTCCGGGAACTCGATCTCAACCTCAACCTCGTTTTCGTCCCAGACCTCCGCCGCCTCAGCCATTGTCGCTGTCTACATCCGGCGGTGCCGCGCGCTTTCCCCTGATAACGATTCGGGTGGGCTTCGGTGACATTGAGCCGTCTTCGCTGGAGAAGTCTTGCTTGTCGACCAACCCCAGATCGCGGGCGATGATGTTCGGGTTGAGAAGTTCCGCCGCCGCGCCGTCGAACTTGTACTGGCGCATTACAGAGTCTGCCCACGCGACGATGTCGCGATACCGCTCGGAAGAACGCCACGTATACCACGTTTGATAAGAGATCCCGACGAATAGCGAAAGGCCGTGAACGGTCATCGCGCGCATCTTCGGGACTTCCTCCACTACGGATTCGCCCTGATAGCTGACCAGCTTCGACTCCATCAGCGGGTTCTCAATAACCCAGTTGAAATACTCGATACAC